TGTATATGAATCAATCTCTCGCATCGCCCGCGCCGCTATCGAACTGATAAGTGTCCATTGACGTTCTCAGTAGTCTTGCGACGAATTTATCGTGCCCGGCGGTACATATTGCCATTCCCCGTCTGTGCATTTATAGATTTCTTCGAAATAGGAACGTAAGGTTATAAGATTCATAAAACTACCGCTTCGTGTAACAAATCGGACAATACGCCACGCTGCATACATTGAACCACTCATGGACGTGCGCGAGGTAACACCACAACAACCGCAGCTTCTTTACCATTCTACTGATTAGACACTATACTAATGGTTTTGTTACGAAGAATCGAAGATCCAAGTATACATATGGATGACAAAACAATAAAATCATATGCAACAATAGTTAAATACCTTAAAACACCACCAACTAGTGCCGCTGAACTTTATTTATTTTTAAAAGCATTAACTGGTGAAGATATTGTTTTTAAGAATGTTTGTAGTGACCACAATTCGCCTTGGGATTATATATGGAATTCATATAGAATTGATTTACCCAATTTTAAACAAATTACACCAAGAAATATTGTTGGTTTAGGTCCGCGTGGTGGGTTTAAAACACTTTCTGAGGCTAAATTGATAGCCGCCGAAACCTTACTTAAACCCGGATGTAGAAGTATTTCTATGGCCGCTATTGAAAAACAAGCCAATAGAGGTTATGAATATGTAACTAGATATCTTAAACATCCATTAATCTTAGAAATGGGATTAATCAAGAGAATGTTAAAAACTCAATTAGAATTAAATAATGGTTCTGATTTCCAACAAGTTATTGCGACTATTTCTGGCGTTAATTCCGCACACGTCCCTAAATTAAGAATTGACGAAGTTGATTTGATTGATCCTACAGTTGTCAATGAAGCAATTATGATGGCTAATTCAATGAAAAATTATACTGCTCAGATAGCCTATACATCAACTCGTAAAACAAGTGACGGTACAATGAGTGATTTAATAACTAAAGCTGAAAACAGAAAAGATTATAAAACAATAAGTTGGTGTTATAAAGAAACAAGTGAAAAGTGTCCCGATACAAGAAGTGGAACAAAAGAAGAAATTTACGAAGTAGAAGATATATACAATCCGGGTGAAACTGTTATTGTAAAAGCTTTTGAAGGTTGTAAAGATTGTGTTTTACTCCCAAGTTGTAGAGGTGATTTAAAAAGAGCTACTGGAACAACTCCAATCGAAGATTCTATTGGTGAATATTTATCTCTAGATCGCTCGTCTTGGATTGCACAAAAAGAATGTCGTCCACCACTCAAAACAAATCTATTCTTCTCAGAATGGCACAATAAATTTAATACTTTACCTACTATTGGTTATAATTCACAATTACCAGTTGATTTGGCATTCGATTTTACCAATGGTGGTGATTCTCCAACAGTATGCCAAGTTTGGCAAGAGAATGCCGAGGGTGATAATTTCTTATTAGCTGGTTTAGAATATCGTTATAAAGCGTCTAATATAGTTGGTGAAGATATTCTGGATTTTTTGAAATCATTAGGTATTACATCTACCAGACTTCAAGTTGGTGATTCTGCTCAAATGCAGGAAATAAGAAATTTAAACGCTTTTAATTCTTTCTTTAGAATTTCGCCTACTAAAAAGATCTTAAGAAAAGAAGGTTGGCCCATTTGTCGTAGAACTGTAAAAGACAATACTGGTCGTAGACGTTTATTTGTTTCAGAACAATATGCCGCTAATTTTATAATTGAAATTGAACACGCTACTCGCAAACGCTCAGATCCAGATGATATTGGGGCTATGTGTGAAGACCATCAACTTGATGCTTGGCGTTATAGAGAGGTTAAAGTTCATTATCAAGGAATGGGTGAACCTAATATAAGATTGTTTGGAACACCGGAAGAATTTAATAAAAATGGTAATATTATTACAAATTCAAAAGATCAAAGGCCATTATCTCAAAGTATATGGGATTATATGCGGCAAACAGGGAATGACGATTAATCCAAGTATTTAAGTGATCATGGAGATATAATGGGCTTTGTAGATAAACTTAAAGGTTTTTTCGGTTTTGAAAAAGCTAAGAGATACCGAGATAGAGATTTGCGCGCTTTAGAAGATAAAGAGCGATTTGATGATTCAAATCCACAAATGTCTGGCGATAAGGGTAAATCTGGTAATGTAAATGATTATTTAAGACTTTACAGATCTCAACCTTGGGTTTATGCGTGTGTGCGTGACATTTCACAAGCCGTTTCAACTGTTGATTTCCAAGTTTTAAGAGACGAAACTGAATTAAATAAAAAACATCCTATTTATCGTTTAATTAGAAAACCAAATAAGAACGAAACTTTCGGTGTATTTCGTAGACGTATTTTTATTCATTTAGAATTAACTGGCAATTCTTTTATAGAAATTGTAAGAGATAAACAAGATAATATAATTGGTATGTATGTTCTCCGTCCAGACTGGATTAAAATTCTCCCACATCCTAAACATAAAATAGCCGGATATTTATATGAAATACCCGGTGGAGAAACGATAGCCTTTTCTCCAGAAGAAATTCTTCATTTAATGTATTCAGACTCAGAAGATGAATTTTGGGGAATATCACCAGCGATGGCTGCACAAAACGGTATTCTTTTAGATTTTTATGCTGCAACATTTAATAGAAATTATTTTATTCAGGGTGCGGAACCTAATGCAGTATTTGAATCAGAATTTTCAATTACAGAAAAAACTTATGATAGAATTAGAAATACTTGGCATAAGCGTCACGGTGGTTCAAACATCGGTCATTTACCAGCAATTTTAGAAGAGGGTTTAAAATATAAACCAATTACTTCTAACCATAAAGATATGCAATTTATTGAACAACGTAAATCATCAAAGGAAGAAATCTTTGAAGTGTTTGACGTTCCGATTGATTGGCGTAAAGATTTAAAACAAAAGAAATCTTTCTATTTTTCTAATATCATTCCTAAATTAACTTGGTTTGCTGAAGTCTTTAATGAATATCTTCTTAATCCAGAAGGTGCTGAAGATAGGGATAAATTCCAAATTAAATTTATAACTCGTTCTATTGAGGCGATGGTTGAAGACGAAGAAGTTAAAGCCAAAATCGCTCAATCTAATGTAAGTCATGGTATTTGGACCCCAAATGAGGCTAGAGAATATCAATATGGTTGGAAACCAGTTCCTTGGGGTGATACTTATTGGGCACCAGTTGGTCTTATGGAATGGGATAATCCTAGACGTTCTGGCGAGCCTGAAGGAGATGACGGAACAGAAGGACCACTACCAACAGATGAAACGCCATCACCAAACGGTAATGGACCGGGTAGAAATGCAACGACAGATGATAAAACAAATGGAACTGCTTCACCTTCTCACGTTCCAAAGATAAACCAAAAAGTTCCAGTAAATGATAAGACAGACCCAATCAAAAAGAAAGTAGACGAAGATATGATTAACATAACTGTTAATATGCCAGAACAACATCATACTACAAATATCAATGTACCGGAAATTAAGATTCCCGAAATTAAAATGCCTGATTCGGTTAGTATTCCTGCTCCACAAGTTAATATTAATATTGAAAAACAAGATTTGCCACAAATAGTTATTCCCGCTCCAGTGGTTAATTTGAATGTTGAAAAACAAGACTTACCTCAGATTATAGTTCCTGCTCCAGTGGTTAATTTGAATGTTGAAAAACAAGATAGAGAAGTACCAATTATTAATTTCAATCCTCAAATTAATATTGAACAACCTGAAATAAATATTAACCCAGAATTAAAAGTTCCTAATACTATTGAAGAACAAAGGGTATTAAGGGATAAACAAAATCGGATAACCGGAACCATTACAGAGAAAAAAGTAGTAGAAGAAGATAAAAACAAAAAAGAAGATAAAAACAAAGAAGAAGATAATAAAGAAAAGAATTAATAAATGGAAGATCTTGGTCCATCAATTAGCGCAACGTCTAATGAATTATCGGCTGTTAGCGCACAAGCCGCTAGTGCAGTTAGTAATGAAACTTCAGCTAGAATATCTAAAGATGATACTCTATCTCAGGGTATATCTGTTGTTTCGCAAGCACTTTCTGTAGAAATTGCCGCTAGAATAGCTGCTGATAATACTTTAAGCCAAGGTATTTCCGTTATTTCTCAACAAGTTTCAGTTTTATCTCAAGCTGTTTCAGTCTTATCTCAAGCTGTTAGTGTAACTGATGCCGCCCTATCTGTTAGAATTGATACCCAAAGTCAATCTATTTCCGTTTTATCTCAACAAGTTTCGGCATTAAGCCAAGCTCATTCGGCTTTATCTCAAGTTGTTTCACTTTTAAGCGTTCGTGCCGATACTATCTCAAATGTTGCTTCTAACGCAACTTCAATTGCAAATGCAGCATCAAACGCTGCGTCTATTGCCGATGTTCACGCATCAATAGCTTCAATTGCAGCAACGTCAGTTGATTCAAGGGTTAATACATTAAGTCAACAAGTTTCGGTAATTAGTCAACAAGTTTCAATCTTATCTCAAGCTCATTCTGTTGTTTCTAATAAAGTATCTGTATTAGAAAAAGTATCAGCAACTTCAGTAGGAACATCAGTCGCGGGTTTACAAAGTATAATAAATACTTTATCAAATAGAATTTCGGCGGCTGGCGGAACTGGAAGCGTAACTTCAAATGAAGCATCTGCTATTTCTGCTCAAGCCGCTAGTGCAATTAATGTAGCTTCTAATGCAGTTAGTATAGTATCACACGCGGTATCAGTTTTATCACAAGAAACCTCAGTGGCGAATGCGGCTCTTTCTGTAAGGGTTGATACACAATCACAATCTATATCGGTAATATCCCAACAAGTCTCGGCTCTAAGCCAAGCTCATTCTGTCTTATCTCAAGCTGTTAGTGTAGCCAATGCAGCTTTGTCTGTCAGAATTGATACACAATCACAATCAATTTCAGTTATTAGTCATCAAGTTTCAGTCTTATCTCAAGCTGTTAGTGTGGCCGATGCTGCATTATCTGTCAGAATTGATACACAAAGTCAATCTATATCGGTAATATCTCAACAAGTTTCAGTTTTATCTCAACAAGTTTCAGTTTTATCTCAACAAGTTTCAGTTTTATCTCAACAAGTTTCAGCTTTATCTCAAGATCATTCCGCACTCTCTCAAGCCCATAGTGTATTGAGTCAACAAAATTCAGTAGAACACGCTGCTTTATCATTAAGAATTCTATCGGTATTAACGGTAGATATTTCAGCAATTAGTCAACAAGTCTCCGCTTTGAGTCAAGCACACTCTGTTTTAAGCCAAGCTGTATCTGTACTTAGTCAAACAAATTCAGTTGACCACGCCGCCTTGAGTGCAAGAATTACTTCCGTTGGTGGTGCGGCAGCAACAAGCGTAACTTCAAATGAACTTTCGGCAGCTTCAGCACAGGCCGCAAGTGCTATATCAGCATTGGAAGTTAGGGTTTCAACACTTTCTATTGGAGTGCAGTCTGCTAATGCTGTTGCTTTATCGTTAAGAATTCAATCAGTATTAACAGTTGATATATCAGTTGTAAGTAATGCCGTCTCAATAGTTAGTCATGCCGTTTCTGTTCTTAGTCAACAAAATTCAGTAGAACACGCAGCTTTAAGTGTGAGGATTGATACACAATCAGCTTTAATAAATAATCATGTTGTTCTAGGGATTGACACAACAGTTTCGATAGGATCATTAACGACAATTATTGGTATGTCGGCTTCATTAGCTGTTTCTGGTATTTATGAATTCCATGCTCAATTATTATATAGCACATCGGCAGGGCAAATCGTTGGATTCGGTTTGAATTTCCCACCAATGCTTCATGCGGGCGGGCAGATTTCCTATCAGAACATAGGGCAGGATGCTTCTCAATCTATCACAAGTGGAGTTGTTGCAGGATGGGATGAACTTGCAACCGGATCGGTTATTATGTCAGTTTATGCTTCTGTGGCTGGCGTTGTTGGTCATAAGGCAATTTTCTATGATGGTATACTTGCGGTAAGTAACGCTGCTGGTAAATTACATTTATTAGCTAAAGGTAGTGCTGGTACTGGTGCTGTTGTTATCCTTAAAGGTTCTTATATGCGTTTATTCAAAATATTATAATTGAAATTGTGTTTAAATAATTGTTATACATATTATGAAACAATTAAATATTAATGAGAAAATTAAAACAACTTATTGTATCCCTTTGTGGTTAAGGGATGAACAAATAAAGTTATCTATTGAAAGAATAAAAGATAGAATCAAGCCAGTAGATATTAAAAGAGACGATCCTATTGCAATTGTTTGTTTTGGTCCAAGTTTAAATGATACTTGGGAAAAGATTAAAGATTTTAAGTATATTATAACCGGGTCTGGAAGCCATAAATTTTTAATTGATAGAGGAATAATTCCAACTTGGCACATTGAAGTAGATCCTAGAGAACATAAAACAAAACTTATTGGAACTCCACATAAAGATGTCGAATATTTAATTGCTTCAACTTGTCATTCTAAAGTATTTGATTTATTAGAAGGAATGAATGTTAAGTTATGGCACGTTTTTTCTAACGAAGAAGAGGCAATAAGAATTCTCCCTAAAAACGAATGGGCTATAACGGGCGGGTCTAATGTTGGTTTGCGCCAAATGACAATTGCTCGCTTTTTAGGTTTTACAAATCTCCATATCTTCGGAATGGACGGTTGTGAAGGTAAGTCTGGAAAACACGCCGCCGAACATCCGATGCAACCAAAAGATTCTTTTGAAACAGAATATAAAGGTGTTAAATACCTTACTACTCCAGCATATTTAGAGTGTGCTAAACAAACTTTTCATGAATTAGATGAATTAAAAGATGTAAAGGCCACATTTTATGGAGACGGTTTAGTACAGGCTATGGCTAAAGATTATGTTCCTACAAAAAAAGAAAGCGCAACGGCCATTGGGGCATTTTACGAAGAATTAATAAGTGCAGAATACAAAGAATTAAATACAAAATTACATAAAACTAATTTAGCTTATGGAGTTGGTGGTGGTAAACACGCCCCAACAGTTCTTAAATTAGCCGAAACGTTAAAAACCACTTCAGTCTTAGATTATGGTTGTGGTAAGGGTTATTTGGCTAAAGCTTTACAATTTCCAATTTGGGAGTACGATCCAGCTATATCTGGTAAAGACACTCCACCAAGACCAGCGGATATAGTTGTTTGTGGTGATGTGTTGGAACATATTGAACCAGATAAACTTTTATTTGTACTTAGTGATTTAAAACGTTGTATTAAAAAAATTGGTTATTTTATTATTCATACGGGACCATCTACTAAATCTCTATCAGATGGTCGTAATGCTCATTTAATTCAAGAAAATAAAATATGGTGGGAAGATAAATTAAAAAAATTCTTTAAAATTGGGCAAATAATAGAAAAGAAACCAGAATTATATTGTGTTGTTGGGCCTAAATAATGCATAATATTTATATAGGTTATGATCCTAAAGAGGCAATAGCGTTTGATGTTGCAAGACATTCTTTATATGCTCGCACAAGCTCGCCCGTAGAGGTTATTCCCCTTAGATTAAAAAAATTAGGACATATATTAACAAGACCAATAGAATTAAAAAATGATAAATTGTGGTGCCCAATTTCACAAGCTCCAATGTCTACAGAATTTGCTATATCTAGATTTTGTGTACCGTTCTTACAAAAAGAGGGTTGGGCTTTATTCATTGATTGTGATATGTTATTCCAAGATGATGTAAAGAAATTATTTGATTTAGCTAATGATAAGTATGCTGTTATGGTAGTAAAACACAAACAACTAGTAAATGAATCTACTAAAATGAGTGGTCAAATTCAAACAATTTACGAAAGAAAGAATTGGTCTTCTGTTGTATTGTGGAATTGTTCACATCCAGCTAACAAAAACTTAACATTAGAAGCATTAAATACATGGCCCGGTCGTGATCTCCATGCTTTTAGGTGGTTAAAAGATGAAGAAATTGGCGAATTACCACAAGAATGGAATTATTTAGTGGATGTTAATAAACCAAAATTAATACACTTTACATTAGGTGGTCCTTGGTTTGAAGAAAAAAATGATTGTAATTATTCTAAAGAATGGTTAGATGAATTAGAAAATATGAAAGCAACAACTTGTTCATGTTCTCCGTGTCTATGTGGACGTTGTTAAATAAATATGGGTCAAACAGTACATAAAGTAAGTGTTCTAGCTAGAGGCGATTTTTCCGTCTATGATTCTAGTAATGCTCCAGTAACCGGATTGGTTAATGGAGATTTCACAAAATTATTATCTAAAGATGGTGTTTCGGACGCCACAGTAGTTACTGTAACTGAAATAGCAACTGGGCGTTATACAGCTACATTTACACCAGCTTCTACTGGAATATGGACTTTAACGGTTAGAAATGCTACACATAATCCTAGAGGATGGGGTGAATCGTTTAATGTAACGACAGATGGTGTTATTTCATTAGCCTCTATAAATGCTGAAATGGTAGATGCCCTAACTGTCGATACTATTACAGAGCTTTCTTCTGGTGCCCCAACAGCTACACCAACATTAGCTAAAGCCTTGATGTTACTCTACATGATGGCTAGGAACGCCGGAACTGCCTCTACAACAGAGCGTAAGATTAAAAACGATGCTGGAGACACTATAACAAAAGCTACAATGAGTGATGATGGCACAACTTTCGATCAAGGCGAATTAGGTGCCCCATAATGGCTATTGATACCGTTAATAAACGGCGTAGTGCTGCTGGAGTACAGTCTATAATAAGAATTTTACCATTACCTTCTATCGGAATAACTTCCGGTGATCGTAGACACGTTTGGAATTATAGAATGACAGATGAAGTTGTTGCGGCAGTAGTTCGTAGATCAGGCGGGCGGGCGCGTAAAAAGGATCTTAAGATCGCTCAACAATTAACTGATTCCGATGACGATATTATAACAATTTTATTTAATTAAACTGTTATAACTATTATGCAGGGTAATTTGTGTATTGGGCTTGCTACAATTATATTAAGTGATATTAATATAAAAAATCTCTATTTAATTATAGAGGGTGATAAAATTGCTCACCAAATGGGATTTAAAGTATTGAAATATGATTGTTGTGAATATAAGAGAGATAAAGAACCAAATGGAATTACTCACATTTTCTATTTAGCAGAATCACATATGTCTATCGAAACATATCCAGAAAACAATACAGCCGAAATAACAATTTGTTCTTGTAAACCATTTACAGAAACAAATTTTGCAGAAGCTTTATCTAATTTAGATGTTATAAATTTACAAATTATTAAAAGAACAATTAAGGGTTGGGAATGTTAATTTTTAGTAAACAAAGCAAATATCAATTAATTGAATTAAAGTCTCATGCGCTATATCCAGACGAATATGTTCTTCGTTTAGATAATAGTTGGCAATTATCAACAGAAAATGAATTTAGATACCACGAATCATTAGTTACAATACCATTAGCTGTTGCTTCTCAAATTAAAAAAGTATTAATTTGTGGAGGTGGCGATGGTATGTCCGTTAGGGAGGCTGTTAAATATAATGATTTAGATAATGTTACATTAGCCGAGATAGATGGTGATGTAATTGATTTATTCAAAAATGGTTTTGGTAAAAAATTAAATAAAAATTCTCTTAATAATAATAAAACAAATATTCATATAGGCGATGCAGTTAGTTTTGCAGAAACAAAAAATGAAAAATATAATGTAGTAATATTAGATTTCCCAAGTCCAACAAGTGATAATAAAACAAAGAATTATCCTAATCTTTTTGCTGTTAATATTTGGGAAAAGTTTTTAAATCTTCTTCCAGAAGACGGTTTATTAGTTTCACAAGTATCTATAAAATCTAGATTATTAGCTAATTTAGTTAAACATTTACTTTTAAAGGGTTATTTTGTTTGGTATTGGGACACAGCTTATTCTGGCAGAGGTAATGCCGATAGTTTCTTAGCTGCTTCTAAGACTAAATTAAAACAAGAAAGATCTTTACCATTTAATTGTAGATTTGCCACAGACCAAAGAATTAAAACATTATTTACACCAAGACAAGAACTTACTACAGATGATCTTGAATATTATCGTTTGTTTCATTTTTGTGACTTTTTAAATTTAGACCGTGAAGAAAGAGACAATGACGGCGAATAAACCAGAATATGATGCTACAATTGTTAAATTAAATTCTTTAATAAAAGAATTGAATTCTTGTCATAGAAGATATGATTTAAATGAAGCAAATAAATTATTAGAATCATTAAGACTTTATTCAGAATGTTTTTATTGTAAGACATTTAGAAAAACATTAGAGAATAGAGGTTGGAAGGGTTGTTGTGGTGATTGTCCGTGTCATAAGGTGGGAGAATACCTTTCCGGTAGAAAGCGTTCTTATAACGGTTGTTATATTGTAGGTCCATATAAAGATATGGTTAAAACAGCTTATCAATTTGGAGAAGATCCATCTTTAGAATTATTAAATTGTGTTATTTTAGAAATTCATAAAGTACTTTTATATATGGAAGAATTTAAGGAAATGTTAAATGAATAAAAAAGTTCATGAAACTGGTGAGTGGATGTTTGCGATGATTGATAATAAAATATATTATTTTAAATTAGAAGATGGGAAAGCCTATCATTTAATGAGGGTTGGTTTTGACGATGGCGGTCTTTCATTTGTTGAAATGTCAATCTTCGGCATGGAAGAACCAGCTATAATTAATCTTTCTATATTACCAATTTGGGCACCATTAAATTTAGAAGTAGTTAAAGAAATAGAAAATAAATTAGAAAAGATTTATAATGGCGAAGACAAAAAGAATATAGAAATAGCAACAGAAGCTCAATTAAGGGCAAAAGAGGCTGTTATGAAATCTGGTAAATTCTTTGTAGTTAAATAATACTAAATTAAATAATCTCTTAAAATCCAATTCTTTATAGAGTTGGGTTTTTTTATTATCCATGATTTTAGAGGAATAAATCATGGAAAATGAACTTACTGATAATGTAAAAATTAATTTAGTTACTACACTTAATAATACACTACTCAATACTAATTTAATAGCTTGTGGTTTAGAAGTTAAAACAGAAGAACAACATAAAAACGATATTCAAGTAGTAAAAGACGAAAAGGGTAATGCCCTTTACGAAATAAATATTCCCCTCTGCAAAATAAACGACGAACAAAGGCTCGTCGGTGGAATAGTATATGAACCTGATATTACAGATGCCCAAGGTGATTCTGCAAGCGAAGAAGAAATAGGAAAAGCTGCTCATCGGTTTATGCTTGATTCAGAAACACTTGGTATTATGCATAAACAAGAGGCTGGTAGTAAAGCGCGAATTGTAGAATCATATTTGGCTCCAGCAAGTTTTAAATTTGGCAATCAAATAATTCGTAAGGGTACATGGATTATGGTTGTTAAAATTTTCGACGATGAACTTTGGGGAATGATTAAGAGTGGTGCTATCACAGGGTTCTCAATGGGTGGTTTTTGTAGTGCAGAATAAATTCGTTAAAAAAGTGATAAAAAATACTATATATAACAATCCAAGTATTTAGAAATTATGAGACTTAAAGAAATCGTCGTGAATGAAGTAAGTTTGGTTGATAAAGCAGCCAATAAAAAAATGTTTGCATTCATTAAAAGAGACGAAACAAAAGTGGAAGACAAGAAAGAAGTGGTTTTAGAACCAGCCGTAATAGTAAAAGAACCAGAAGTAATAGTTGAACCAGTGGTTGAGAACAAAGAAGAAGAATTAACAGAAGAAGACATGAAGGCTATGGAAAGTCTTTATGAGCAAGTCAAAGTGTTGGAAACTAAATTACAAGAATAATTGAAAGAGGGAAAATATGTCAGACGTTAAGAAATTTATTGATGAAATGACCAAGAAAGTTGCGGATTTATCTAAAGCCGTAACTGAAAAGGTCACAAGCAAGGAAAATCTTGAAAAGCAAGTAAAAGACTTAGTTGATTCTCAGCTTAAGTCTCGTAAAGAGACAATGGCAGAGGAACTTCGTAAAGGCGTTTACTCGCGTCAGCGCGATCAAGATGTAAAACCACAGGAAATGGTGGTTGAGAAGTCTGACGATCCCAAGGTTGGGAATTTCCAACGTTGGAACGACGACGTTTATATTCTCTCAAAGATTCTAGACGTTCATCCTAAGACATTAAAGACTTGGGACAAGTATGCTCCAAAGTATTCTGATCTCCGTAAGGCAATGGATTCGGCAGAATCCGGTGGAGGTACTGACTGGGTTCCAACCAATTTCAGTTCTGATTTAATTCAACGAATTGATTTAGCTCAGAAGGTTGCTGGTCTTTTCCGTAAGATCAATATGCCAACAGATCCGTATAAGCTACCCACATTAACCGCTCATCCTACTGCATATAAAGTTGCAGAGTCAACGGCTGATGGTGCAATGGATGGTTCTTCAGCTTTTACAAATAGTCAGGCTACATCTGGTGCCATCACATTAGACGCAACCAAGTTAGGCGTAGCAACAGAGTTCTCGTTAGAGCTTTCAGAAGATTCAATTATTCCAGTTCTTGATATGGTTAAGAACCAAATCGCAATCGCAATGTCATTCGGTCTTGAAGACGCATTAATTAACGGTGATACAGCCGTTACGCACCAAGATGCAGACGTAACTGGTTCTACAGATGTCCGCAAGGCTTGGAATGGTCTACGCAAGATCGGTACTAATACGGTTTCAGTATCCACATTTAACCTTTCTGCTCTCCGTGATATGCGTCGGAAGATGAGTCGTTATGGGGTTAATCCTAGCGAATTAGTCTGGATCGTATCAGCTAAGGGTTATATTCGAATGCTACAAGTTGACGAAGTTATTACACTTGAGAAGTATGGTCCAAACGCAACAATCCTTAATGGTGAATTAGGCCGTATCGACGGTATCCCAATCATTGTTTCGGAAAAGATGCGCGATGATTTGAACGCTTCGGGCGTAAACGACGCGACAACTAACGACAAGGGTTTGATTCTTCTAGTTCATACTCCGTCGTTTGTTATTGGTCAAAAGCGAGCAGTTACAATGAAGTCCTTCGAAGATGTTCGTAGGGATCAAATTGTAGTTGTTAATACTTGGCGTGGTGACTTTAAGAACGTTCAGCCTTCGAGCGATCCAATCGTTGTTGAGGGAGTCAATCTAACGACATAAATAAGTATCTTGTTCTCCTAATTAAAAATCCCTTGATGAATAATCGAGGGATTTTTTATTATACATTGTTATAACTAATGTGATTGTATTTTGTATCAATTGTTACCAAGATGCCGAATTAATAGGCGATTGTATAGATTCAATTAAAAGTTCAATTGAAAATCAACCATATAAAATAGTGGTTATTGATGGTGTATATAAATCATTTGCCGAACAATCAAAAATAGAAGCTGCTAAACAATATTCTGTTGGAAATCATAATCTTGGTGATTCATTTATGAGGTTCACAGAACCGATGTCTATAGACGGAACAATAGAAATAGTAAAATCTAAAGGTGTTGATATTATAATTCAATCTACAAAACCTTGGAAAGATGAAATAGAAAAGCGGAGTCAATATCTTAAATTTGGAGAAGACGGTGATTATTTATTTGTAATAGACTCAGATGAAAATATAATAGGTAAAATACCTCAAATTGAATTAATAAAACAAAGTGATAATTGGACAATACAATTACAACGTGACGATAAGATACCTAAATATCCGGTATTTAGATTACATAAATATTATCAGGGTATGAGATATATTGGTTTCCACAATGGACTTCATATACCAACTTCTAATGGTATGAAATTATTAAAAAAAGCCGATTATGAAAACCAATGGATTCTTCCAGATATTTATCTAAATCATAGATGGTCAGAACGTGGTAATAAAGACCAAATAAGACACCAATCTAAAGGTGCTTATTATAGAGAACTTCTTAAAGAAGAGAATGAGTTCAGGGATAAAAACGGAATATAATGAATCCAAGTATACAGTATGCAAATAATAGTTAATTTAGATGGTGATGATAGAATCATTAGAAAATTTGATGCATTTAGTAAATATCTTAAATCATCTAGATTGCGTAATATTTTAGTTGATTATAAAAATAAATTAGTCGCTCAATCTAAAGAAAATGCTCCACTTGGAAGAACTGGAAATTTGCGAAAAGGAATCTTGGGTAAAATATTAAATTGGGGTAGTGATTCGCCGTCTATTGAAGTTCGTGTTAAAAATGAAGTTGAATACGCCGCTGCCGTACACGATGGTTCGCCCAGACACGGAATCTCTGGTCGGCCTAGACTATTTTGGGTAGACAATAGTAAATCTGGAGTTGGTGGGACTAGATATGATTATAAAGGCGGTCCAATACCGAAAGGTCATTATGTTCATCGACCTTTTTCAGTAAATCATCCGGGGCAAAAAGAAAATCCATTTATGGAAAAAGCGGCTAACCAATTACAACCTAGATTATTAATGGCTATTTTAAGAGATATGAATGATTTAGCCAAAGAGAGAGGTGGATAATGCCAAGTTTAGATAGTAATGCATGGTGTACATTAAATGACGCCAAAGAACAATTGCACATTGGAGTTAGTGAATCTGACTTTGACGATCAATTAATTAATCTCGTTAATCGTGGTTATAAAATATTAGAAAATTATATAGGTCATCAAATTAAATCAGCAACATATACTGAATATTATAATGGTGATGATACTGGAGAATTAATGCTTCGGAATTGGCCTATCGTTTCTATTACTTCAATTCATATAGACCAAGACGGCGATAGGTCTTGGGAATCAGATGAATTAATTAATTCTGCCAATTATTATTATGATGCAGATAATGGTATAATCGAATTCGTACAGGCCACTGGCACAGGACCAACTTGGTTTGAACCGGGAATTAAAAATATTAAAGTTATTTATGTAGCTGGTTATGCAACCATTCCAAACGAATTAGTTCATGCGCTTGTAATGTATGTTGCGTGGTTATTCAATCGTACTGCAACCGAGGGAACTACAACGATGGCTCTTGGTGGTAAAACAGAAGTATATGACCATAGTTTCTTACCCAATTATATTCGTAGAATCTTAGATAAGTTTAAACATCATCAGCTTTAGAAAGAAAATATATGCACATTAGTAGACTTTGGCAATTATTAAAAGACATGGCTAAAGGTAGTTCAACTAGCGGTAACTACGCTCATGCTGGGCGTATGGGCACACGCGGGGGTAGCGAAGGTCCGGCAAATCCACATCCTGAAGATAAAGGCACACCCACTCCACCATCATTAGAACAATATGAACGTAAACTTAGGGCAGCTAGATCTAGGGGTTTATCTGAAAAAGAAATGCTTTTACAGAACGCAGCTTCTTATTGGAATGGTGCTACAGACGGAATCCAAGCTGCTATGTTAGCGGCAGTTGGTAATCACAATGTAGACTTCATTAAAAGACCGTTTGCAGAATTGCCAACAATGTTAAGAAATAAAATGGCTAATAAATATTTTACACCAAAAGGATAATTAAGTGACTCAAGGTTTCGGCAGAAGAAGTAGATCATTTTTTATTCATAAAGCAGATGTTTTAAGAGCGTCTTTTGCTGTCGATGTAACTGTCATAAGAGATAAAAAGATTTTAGATTTCGTTACAATTTATAGGAATATACCTTGTTGGAAACAACATAACGGCAGTCAATTAATAGATACGGAAATAGGTAGGGTTCCGGTAGATAGTTATACTTTCTGGTTTGATAGTGCTGGGGCTGGAATTCAAATTAATGATAGACTTAAAGTTGGTACTAATTATTATTGGGTTGAAGGACTTATAAAAAATTCCGATGAAGATTTCCATATCCAAGTGAGCGCAAGATTATTGAATTTAACACAGAGTTAAAATGACAGCGAATCGTACACACTTGACTGAATTACTTGATGAATATCTTCGTATTCTGAATAATGATTTAAGAGTCCCATTGGATCTTAAATTAATACAAAGAGGTAGTCTTGAATTCATGCCAGCAGAATCTTTATCTAATGTAATACCCTGTATTTTCGTAGATATTGATCCTAACATTAGAATTAATAGAGTAACCATGCCAGATGGGTTAGAGGTTATATATAATTTCCGCTTTATTTATGTTAAAAAATTAATAGAAGGTGAAAATTCATTAAAAGTAAAAGAAACAGATTTTAAATTAATTACAGAAAAAATTCTTGACGAATATAGACTAACGAATCTAACGTTAACTAACGGTCAAGTATTATGGTCATTAGTCAATGAAATTGAATTTAAACCGCCAGAGGATGTTTATGTGGCTTCAATTAGTGCAGATATGATTGCAATGGCCTTCCGCGTTGATACAGTCGTAAGAAGTCGTCGTTAATTTAATCTAAATAACAATCCAAGTATACAGTAATATTGAGGGATAAGTATGGCAACTAATGTAGGTATAGGATTTAGAGGCTTTTTGGGATATGGCGAAGAATCAACTTATGGTACAACAGCTACTCGCACACATTATTTAGAAATTCTTAATGAATCATTACAGGCGAGTGTAGCGCGAATTGAAACACAAGCTTTAGTTAGACGCGGTATTCATAGTAATCGTGTAGCTTCGGGTGCAAAATCCGTCTCTGGTAATATTGAATTCGAAGCAACATATGATGGTTGGATGAAACTTGCCAAACACGCTTTCGGTAGAATTGATACAACTTCCCCAGATCCCACAAACGCGCCTACGGCAAAACAACATAAGTTTACAATTGGCGATACTCTCCCAACTGGTTTTACATTTGAAGTCTTTAGAGACGCTACTGATTTCGTAACAGAGGCAAACAAATCTTTCCTTTATAAAGGTTGTAAGATTAACACAATGGAATTTTCTTGTGGAGTTGATGAACTTCTTAAAGTTAATTGTGGAATTATGGGTCAAGACGATGACCGCGCAACAAAAACCACAAATGCTTTCACATCTTCTGAATTAGCCGTTTATCATGAGGGAGTTGTGACTTGGGGTTCTACCGAACTTCCGGTTGAATCATTCTCCATCCAATTAAATAATGCTTTAGAAATGCGTCCAAAATTAGGTAGTAGATTAACTAGGGAACCATTACCATCTGGTAAGGTTGAGGTTACTGGTACATTCGGAATTGAATTCGATACTTGGGCTCAATATGATGATTTCAAGAACGCTACTTATCGTCAATTAGATCTTTCATTTACTGGCGATTTAATTGCTTCTACAACTTATAATAAGATTCGTTTCTTATGTACAGTTGCAGATCTCGTAGATGCACGAGTAACATTAGACCAAGTTGGTCGTCTCCGTATGGAAATTGATTTCAAGGCTTATCGTGGAGATAATATCAACGAATTAGAATTATATATTACAAATATTGGTACTGGGTACTAAAGAATATTAAGAGTGGTAATTTTAAGAGGGGAAAATTAGTAATACTGAAGAATTGCCACTCTTTTTAATTTAATTGATTTTTTAATGAGGAATGATATATGAGTAATGAAATGGAAGATCTCCGAACAATTATTAGTGGTGCTCCACAAAAGATCACCGTTAAAGATTCACGCGGTAGAGAACATGAACTTTGTCCACTTAATTTAGCGGACTTAGTTGAATACGAAGACGAAACTGGTGCTTCACTTCTTTCAGAAAAACGCGAATTTAAACTAAAAGATTTAGCTTTCTTAGTTTATCTCTCGGTTCGTAAAGAAGGTTTGGGTGAAGATAAAATTGCCAAAAGAGATTTCGTACATACTAAATTAGCTGTCTTTTCTATGTTTGATCTAAAATTATTGGCAAATGCCAATGAAATAATTACAGATCTTCTAAGAATTAGCGGCTTAATTGTTCCTAAATCTGAGGAGGAAGAAAAACGCCCTTTAGAAAATCAAACCGTCGAGGCGCAGACCAAGGCGTAGATTGGTTAACTTTATTCTTGGGGCTTAAGGATGTTGGGTTTGTTAATAACTTAGATCAATTTAAAAGATTAACATTCGCCCAAATTAGATTGTTTATTAAAACATCCAAGAAGATGGACGATTTAGAGAAATCTAATAAACGCGCAAAAGAGGGATTAAAGAAAAAAGGTCCAGCAATTAGTTATAGGTAAATTATGGCCGACATGAGACTT